CACCGGTAACAACGTATCTGGATGCACGATACGCCCCCATGTACCGATGCCACACTCTGATTAACCGACGGGAGCGTACTTCTGAGCCGTGGTGTTCCACACCAACAGCATCACCTGTCCAGCGATTGATGCAGTAGCCACAGCCACATTACCAGTCGCCAATACACCCGCAGTTCCAGCGAACTGAAGTGCGAGCATGTGTGGACCCGGAACAGGCGGCGTGATGGTAGCAATCGCCACGTTACCTGTCAGGATGTTGAGGCCAGGACCCGGCACAATCGTCGCTGCTGAAGCGATAGTTGTTGCTGGGGCACCCCACGGCATATACCGTTGCCAATCAGACTCTGCTGCCATGATCTATCTCCTTCGTAGACTGACTGGAACTAGTAGCCGACCGGAACTGCGAGCTGATCGATGTAGGAACACGCCGCGGGATTGTTCACGAAAGTCTGCATCCCGACGACCATGTAGAAGATCTCCGCCGCAGCGACTCCACCTGACGCGCCACGGATCTCGAAGATCTTCCGTCCGTCAGTCGTATAGAAGCCGATCGGGAGGATTTCTCCACGACCCCACACCTCATCGACAATGAAGTCGATGCGAGTCTTGTCCCAGCTGTATGATGCTTTGAGCGAAGCACCAGCCAACTGCATGTTATTTCCAAAATACATATTCAGCCCTTCTTCCTTGGCTGTTTTCTGAATGATGGAAACCAACTGACCGATCTCCTCATACGCCTGCATCTGACAAGGATGCAACCACGCTGTAGGATTGAAGCCATTCTCCATTCCTACGCGATTGCCGATCTTGTTGATTGCGAGCCGAGGAAGTGGCAGCGTGAGTGCTGCGCCACCACCATTCACGCGATTCGCACGAATCTCGGGAGTCGTGCTACGCGAGAATCCAAGCCACGTTCCAGCAGAGGCATTGGAATGATGATACGGCACACCGAACAGAGCAGGGAGTGACGCGGGTGATGCCAATCCTGCTGTGACGATCTTGTCAGTCGGAGCCACCGCAGCGATCTGTGGAGTGATGGAAATGACTTTCCCCTCCACATCCCATTGAGTGATGGTTCCTTCGCCACGCTTTACTGCAAGAGCAGCATCCCACACCTGAACAGTCTGACCGAAACGCATCAGACGCGCTCCGAAACCGTCAGTTGTGAGACTGATGACGTTTGACCCACCAGCAGGAGTATCAGTCGTCACCACACCGATGACGCCATCACCAACCTGCATCATCTGACTGTCCAACTGACGCCGCATTTCATCGAGTGCGGTTGCAGTCAAACGACGGACAGAGTTGATGACAGCCTTACGCGCATCATCAGTCGCCCACTGTGTCAGCTTCGTGTATTCAATGTTCTCACTCAAGAACACTGAATTGAGCACAGCCTTGTCGAATGTCGGCCCACCACCTCGACCCAGATCACCACCATCTGGATTGAAGTACTGAAACGAACCTCCGGGACGAAGCTCCAGCGGAACTCTCATCTGCCGATGTGAGATCTTCTCCACATCACGCTTCTTGATGTTCGCGTAGAACTTGTCATCACGCTCGAACAGCACGCGAACTTTCGGAACAACATGCTCCAGTTCGGTTGCTGCTACCTGGGACTCTGTTACAGCCATCTCTTTACCCTCAATCTTTCATTAGCACATCAAGAGTTGACATGCCGCGTGGAATGTCCTTCGCTGACTTGATCTTTCCACTTGAGGGGGCTGTGGATCGCCCTGATGTAACTGGTCCCCGCTTGAGGACAATACTTTCATCATTTCCCTGTCTGCCAAGCCCTTTTAGGGCATCTGTTCTGGCCTTTTTAATCACTGTAGGCAACAGTGTCTTCGCTTTACTCAAGTAGGCAGACTTGATTCGATCCGTACTCTGCTTGTCGAAGTTCGTTTCATACGCCTTTTCCCACAACTTGTCAAGAAGTGATCGAAATCGAGTGTCCTGACCAATCAGAGACTCAAGATTGTTGAATGCTTCCTGACGCGCATGAGATTTGACGTAATCTGTCATCGTACCATTCGGGTCCAAATGACCATCAATGGTCGATTTTAGCACATTGTCAGCTTTGGTCTGAAGATCAGTCTTCACTGACTCAAATGTGCTGTAGAACCTCTCTTGTTCACGCTGCTGATACTGTTGTTCACGACTCTGTTCACGGGGATCAGCCTGACGCGATAGATTCTGGGGTGGGGTGAAATTCTGCGAACCAAAAATGAACTGATTCAGCACATTCGCCGCAGCCTGAAGTGGCGCACCCTGATCACCTAACGCGCGACCCTCCCGAACCATCGTAATGATGGTATCCTTGATCACGTTACCCAAAACGTGATAATACGCCTGCTGATCTACTGCCCGAAGTGCCGGCAGATAGTTATCAGCGATTCGATTGAATGTCTCCTGACCATCAGCCTTAGCCGCGGCGAGGATTGGACCGATATCACCTGATTGAATCTGACGTTCAGCGTTATCGAGAATCGACGCCTTCTCTACAGCGACACGCGCATCATTTACCGTGGGAAGGATCTCAGTGAACTGTTGTTCACGATAATACGCCTTCTCAAGATATGGAAAATCCTTGAATAGTTTCGGGTATTTGGCGAGAATTTCCTTACGACGAACAGGAGTAGTCAGTTCGAGTAGATCTTCCTCAGCGGGAGGTTTCAACTCATCTTCTAGTTCTTTTAGTTCATCTACTTCTTCGTCTTTATCCTCATCATCGTCGGATTCCTTCTTCTCATCGTCCAGATCGAGAATCTCCTCCTTAGGTTCTTCAGCATTCAGAAGCTCAAGAGTATCGTCCGAAGGATCGGAAGTTCCGATTCCCGGCACGTCATCTGGTGAAAAGAATTTACTGAACTGTAGGTTCATACTGACCTTCCTGTAGTGGTTGCCCAGTGCTCTGGGGATTACCTTGGGGTCCCTGTGGAGGGATTCCGGCTTGGGCTTGCGCCATCATCTGTTTTTGAGCATCTTGCATCTGCTTTTGCAAATCCATATCCTTGTGCATTTTCATGTGCAGTAGGACATTCTCGTATCCTGGGGGATTCTCCAGTTTACATAGTCTACCCGCATCCGATACGAGCCAGCGCCGGCAAATATCACCTTCCAGAGCATGATCGTCTACATCGATATCCGCTTCAATCGATGGTAATCGCTGGGGCGGTGGGGGTGGCATTCCACTCATCATCGCCTGCTGCATCATCATCGGATCGGGCGGAATCTCAATCGGTTCACTATTCACCAATAGTTGAATTTCTTCGTATTGTTTCTGGCGATCATCCTCACCCGGAATGATGTAGTCTGTAAGACCCACAGCACGCTTCAGGAAAGGAAGATTGTCAGGAGTCGTGAGCGCGGCTAAGACAGTATCATTGTTCAGCTTGAACAGTTCCATGATAGTATCTTTCTGCTGGTTCCATGTGATGGGCAGATTCTCGTTCGCCTCGATCTCCACGTCACCGATCTTACCTTGTAATTCCGACATGCGAATGAACACATTGACGAAATTACCAAATTCATCCTTCTTTACTTGTTTCTCGTCATCCTTCATTTCCTTTATGTACATCGGTATGACTTTACCGAAGACATTTTTCCACCAGAGTAGGAGCATTTTCCAGGTGCTCTGCAAACGCTGTAATGCCTGAGCACGCGACATCGAATATTCTGATGCCGTCCTACTACCGGACATCTGACCACCGAATAGTGACGGTAATGCACCTGATACCATTTGCCCCATTTCTTGCACCTTCTGGGCGAATGGTAGGACTTCTTGCGATAGTGTCGCAGTCTTGACTTCGTAAAAGCCTTCCGATAGAGGTTTCCCACTCTTTGGAGTAGCTGGGTAGATTCCACCGGGGATTACCTCGGAGTTTCGATAGGCATTGAAGTTGAGGACTTTTGGATCTGCGAAAGTTTGAGGTATTCCGTGTTCCACAGTTTGTAGAACAAGAGAAATGAGGTCGTTGGTGATATCCTGAACCGAAGTGAGTAGTAGACCAACTGGATCGAAATGAATATAGTCAGAAAGAGGGTTATAAGTGAGAGTCCAACAATCATCCATGCCTTCATTACACGCATGAGCAACTTGATCATCGACAATCACCACTTTCACGCCGTCGGGGAATTGCTTCTTCAGTTCTTCCATCTCCTCTTTAGTTAGAATATTGAATGCACTAGGACGTAACCAGCAGTTCCGTATAGTAACATTATTAACAGGATGCTCACCACGGTATTGGGGCGAGGTCCGTCCCCACTGTTCGTAGAGGTCATACATTGCACCGCCTTTGCTCAAGATACCGTGCAGATCTGGGTATGCTTCGAGAGCATTAGCGTAGTGAGTTTCATACGAGTAAATCAGGTATGAACACTCTGATTGATTACGCGCCCACACGGGAACTTTAACGAATAGTCCCCCATAAACTTCCATGCAAATCCGAGCTTTCGGATGCTTAGTGACTCCCACCATCTTAGTGACGGTGACTGTCTTATTAATCTTGTCTGGAATCATCGACTGAGCACAGTTAGGGCACATTTCAACCCCTTCGTCTATTGCGTGGTCTATACCAACGTCAGACGAATCGGGTTGGAATTTATCCTCCTGTAGATTGGTTACAGTCTCATCAGTCAGTTCATGCTGACAGAACGGACACACCGTCATTTCATGGTGTTCAGGTTCTTCTTCGTACTTCTTCTCATCGTATGTGCCGTATGCTTCGTCCGCTTTCGGATATGAGTAACACGCGGTCATTCCCTCAGTGACGAACACGAACAGAGCATGAATCCAGAACAGTGGAGCATCATTGTGACGAAAAACTAATTCAGCAATCTTATTCCCTGCTTTTGCAGTAGTGACATCAAGTGGATTATCAGCATCGTCGGGATAACACGTAACAGGAGGCACAGTGACGCTGAGTGCAGCGATGATCGATTCAAGATAGGCTCGGTATACGTTGACTGGTTTGTCGTAGTATGCCTGATCATCCGCACCCGCCGTTCGATCGACCTCCGGCACGCGCCAATCGTGTGCTACTTCACTGTAATACGTGTGCTGAATGTTCTCCCACAATAGTTTCAATCGACGCCACTGACGAATCTGACGATCGCGCACACCACGATCCTCATCATCGAAATGATCGACGATTTGTTTCAGTAATTTCTTAGTATCGTCGTCGAGTTTATGATCTTGCATCATGCCCCTGCATACTGAGGACGGCGACGACCATATAGATTACCGCGATCTACATCTGAATAGATTCGTGGCATCCGACTCAGTACGGGAGCCTTTGGATTCGGCTCCTCATCAGTCACATCAGGGGTCTTACCGAGGATATCGTATCCCTTGCGGAACTGCTGATTCTTTACAGCCATTCCACGACCCGCTTGAATTGAATTCTGTAAATTGGGTCGATTAGAGTCGTAGGTGAATCCCGGTGCATTGCCCGCCTGACGTGGGACCGCACTTGGACCCAAACCACTTGTATCTTCAGGATTTCTATTCTTCATAGCAGCAATCGTCCCAATCGCACCAGCCGCGGGTGCTGCAATCTTAGCAGCAGTACCGATTTTACTGAGTATTGAACCTGCTTTAGCCGCAGTTCCAACTTTAGCAGCAGTTGAAGCAGCTTTACCAGCAGATCCGAGCATACCAATTGAACCGAGTGCATTAGTTGGAATGACTGACGATGCTAATGAACTGACTGTACCGATTTTACCCAGTACTGAGTCGAATTTCGATGGATCTTTACCCTGAGCGATGGCATTCTTAGCGTCATGTGCTGACCACTTCTGAACTGCCATATTAGCAGGACCCGTCAGAGCTAATGACGCGCCCCCAGTGAATGGTGCCGCGACGTATGGAGCCGCAGTTAGAGCGACTTTACCAATCTTACTGAGGACTGATTTGACACCCATGATTTACCTGACTCTCACATTCGTCAAATAACCCCAAACGCCAAAAATCTGTAGAATCCAAATAACACACACGATGATCACGAAGACATTGATCAGTTTGATGATCTTTGCGTCAGTGACCGGAGCCGCATATGTGTTGATGAGCCACAACAGTACACCGACCACGAGTAGCGTAATGACGACTGTGATGAGTGGCATTATTGTGCTCCTTTGGCGACACCAACACCAAGTTCAGATTCAAGATCAGCGATTTCCTTTGTCCGATCCTTCATAATCTTTGCAGCAGCGCGATCTTCCTGTTCAAGCATCTGCTGGCGAACACGCCACGGCACAAATTGAGGAGTGATAGCCTTGAAATCCTCAGTCTTTTCAGGGAGTGGTTCAGCCTTCGGTTTATCAAGCAGTCTGCTGAGCAGTTCGCTACGATCGCGCTCAACTTTTTCGAGTTGATCTCGCAAGATCTCGCACGACTGACATGACTGAACCGGCAGATTGAACCACTTCCTCAAAAGTTGTGAAATCAATGTCTATATCTCCCTACTGGTTTGACTTGATCATCAGAATCGGACTCTACTTTCGCCATGTTCCGGTAAAAAGCTGTCCAATCTTGATTCGCATTGAGTCTATTAACGAGTTCTTCCTGCGCTTGGATTCGCTTGAACTCATCATTTGCTTCGTCAAAGAATCCCTCAGCCGCATCGACAATATATCGGAGTCCGTCGATCGGATCGTCCCCATCGAATTCTGCGATATCTTCAACCGGCTTGTTTCCTTTGGGCTTATCATATGAACATGCCTTGATTGCTTCCACTAAAACTGGACACGCATCCTTAATTATCTGTAATTTTGGAATATTAGTCTCGGGTTCAATCGGATGAAATGAATTAATGTAGTTTTTGTACTCTTTTAGACCACGATTTCTCATGATCCACATGGCGTATTCCTCGTTGTATACGCCTCTTTCAGCTTCATTGATCAGTTTAGACTGCCAACGAAGATATTCATGAATTAGTAACTTACCTGCGACCCTACTACCGGGCGAGTTATTCGATAACTCAATCGGAGTTTGCAGCTCATCCTCAATTTGCTGCTGAATCGTATGCTCCTGGCCTCTATCTTGACCGGCCGATTTGCAGAAACGAATGAGACGGGGATTCTCCTTGTCAATATATAGTTTAACATAGGGTGCCCAGTCCGCTATCTTCGTCTTAACCCAGTGCTGTTCACGATAAATGTAAACTCGACGACTCGGACTGATCGCAGCGTAACCAATCCATGTCATTGCTCGAAATCCCCAGTCTCCAATGATGATCTTAGGCCACCATTGTGGAATCTCGAACGGTTCAATCACATGGAGAGCGTTCGCCGGCTCATCTTCAAACTTTCTGTCACGAAACTCGTCGAAAACCTGTCCTTGATACGCATCCCAATCGCCGTGTAACTTGGCTTTTCTCTCAGCATCGATCGTAATACCTTGAAGCGACTGCTTATAGGTCGGATCGATGTATTTATTGTCTTCTAGTGTTGAGTGAATGTAGATTCTTTTGTTTCCACCACGTCCAATGATGATTCTTCCACCTTTTGGATATGGTTTAATGAATCGTTTGTAAGTCCATGTATGTCCAATTCCTCCCGGCATTCCCGCAGCGCGGATAATAGAGGGCAGTTCAGGCACGGGAGATCTGACACGTTGGAAGCCAATATAAAGATAGATCCATTCAGTGATCGACGTAAGTTCGTCGGGAGTGAATAGATTGATTTGCATCGTATCGTATTGGTGCACATCATCTTCATTCTCACAATGACCTAAAAAGATCATCGCTCCTTCGTTAGCTTTTCCGGTTCCTCCAAATTGATCAGCACGTGGAAATGTCCAGCACATCTCAGTTTTGTTAAGTGTTGCACCAAACTTGCGATAAAGTTCTCTGGATCGAGGGATGATTTCATTCCTAAGCTCAGGATAGGTTCTTCGCATGAAGACCTGTTTGAATTTCGGATGCTCATGCCACCGATGCACAATTCCATATAGTAAGAGAACGTCGGATTTTCCTGATCCCGCTCCTCCTCCATAGAATGCTTCCTTTACTGATGTAGGGATTGAAAGAAATAGTTCCTGCTTAGGTTCAGGCTTCCATTCATTCGGATTGATTACAGTTCTTTTCGGTGTAATGTCTAGCACAATGATTCACGATTGATCAGAATCGGGGCTTGAGTTTACTCGCCAACTTACCCATGAATGATGGACGCGGTGCGAGTCCACTTATTTTCTGTCCTACTGCACCCAATCCCGGAGGCATCATCTGTAGTGCAGGTTGAGGAGGAGGAGGCATTGCAGGTTGAGCCATCTGATCAGTCATCTGACCCATATCTGTGCCCTGATCTGGCATTGGCATCTGAGGTGGAGGAGCCATCTGATTCATAGGCGGAGGTGGAGCCATTTTAGGTGACGGTCCAATGCCCATTGCAGCACCCGTCGGCTTCATTCCTGGAGGAGCCATCTTACCTACAGCTTTACCAATTCCTTGAATCGGTTTCTTCAGGGCGTTCATGAATCCCATCTTATCGTCTCCATGTACCATTGACGGTGATCGTATTCAGAATGAAATCGTTCGACGTGGCTTCACGGAACAGATTACCATTCACGAGAACTTGAGCAGAGAGAAATGGAAACTGAGTGACTTGACTGAATGAAACTGGAGTCACTTCAAGTGAGAGAAACAAGTTATCTGAAGTTGTCGTAAATGACGTGAAGAATGGTAATGTCGTAGTAGTCTGAACTAATCCATCGCGTTCAGTGGAGTATCGGACTTTCACCGAATTCGCATTCCCTGTTACTCTGAACTGAATTGTCGAAGTGATTACAGCCGGCTTAGTATCCGTAGTCGGCGCCGTTGGACTCGGCACAGTGATGTATGTACGTGAACATGCGATTGTCAGTCCAACTAATGCGATGATTAAGAGTCTCATAAACTCCTTACTTACAAGTGACGATTGTATTCACTCCAGCAGAGCGAATGAACACTCCACCAGACATGTTACCTGAAGTGAATGCAGTCCATGTGGTGCCATCGAGTGATGTCTCACACGCGCTCGAAGTCGTAACGAAACACAACTGAGCCGGGAGTGCATACACAGCATTCTGTGTGAGAGGAGTAGGAGTACCTACCGGAACTAACTGAATGGGCATGATAACTCCTAGATTGCGGTCGAATGCGAAAGAATCTGAGCAGGTGTTAGAGCTAACTGATATATTGCCAAATCAGCTAACTGACCACCCCACGCTTCTGATGGTGCGCCACTATTACTAGCAAGTTGCATGGTACCACTTCCAGCTCCGCCCAATACAGTTAATGCTTGAGGAGCACCGACAGGAGAGCCATTGACATACAATTAAAGTGTGTTGCCACTGAGTACGAGGACTACGTATGTCCACGTATTCAGATTGAAT